ATCTGGTAGTTAAGAAACACATTTTTCATAAAAAGTTTACATTTCCCCAAATTCAAAACGTGAATTTATGCAACATGCACAAATATTATATGATACAAGGGGTAAAAACACACACAACCTGCACAAATTATGAACGAGTAATTAACGCCAACCACACTAAACCATTACCGACAAATAATGAACACTTTTTAAATTCGTTCGACAAACACTTGACAAAATCAAATATGACATAATAATTAACGAAATCAGTTTACAAACGATTTACACAGACAACACACCGACGACACATCAACCGGGTATAATATAATCACAGTAAAGGAAAGGGAGGAAGCATAATGGAAAAATTTTATGTAATCGACTACGATAACGGCGCGATGAGGTGTGGTGAATTTAAAAATTATACAGAATGTTTAAATTATGCCGAAAGTGTAAACGGCGAACACGATTTTACAATTTATGAATACGAGAGTGAAGAAGAATATTTTAATGCCAATTATGCGGATGGTGAATGATGGAAAACAAAATAAAACCGTACGAGATTTACGCCGCGCTAATGACAATAAAAATGGTGTGTGAAGGAATGTCTCAATGTTATCTATGCCCGCTAAAATCGCCGACCTCTAAATTTTACTGTGGTCTTAGAGACCATCCGGCCAATTGGAAATAAAGGACTACAATGAATACAACGCATTTCAACGATGAGGGTCTAATATTGTTACAGGCGGCAATATTAGAACAGGCCACACATGATTATAAAATAGAATTAAAGTGTGGCGACGGACATAGGCTTGAAAAATGGTTTTTATCCGAATGGGGACAAATGTTGTCAAGAGGTCACGGCGATGAAATTATAGAAAGGATTAGGCGAGAGGTGAATAATGATGTGAGAGACGAATTAAAAGTTGCATATTACGAAAACGGATATCCGAACACGCTTGAAGAACATTTAGAATAATGAAAGGAAACGAATCATGACTAATAGAGAAGCGATTGAATATATCGAACGAGAGTGTCATACATGCAAGGGGTTTTATGCGCCAGAAAATGAATGTATTGCTGTTCCACAGGATTGCTTTGAATCAAAGCGACTTGCCATTTCTGCCATACAAGAACGAGAGGAACGGGAAAGGGGTATTGAAATGACGTATAAAGACGTGATAGACGAATTAAAAATCGCATATGACGAAAACGGAACACCGTACATGCTTGAAGCGTTCGGGAGCGAAGCGGAGCACATAAGCAGGCTGTTAAGTGCTGAACAGGATAATAGACTGATAGAATTGCCGAAGGATGGTTGTGATTGAATGAAGTATATCAAACACATGATACCCGAAGAAATGTATGAATTCAAGTCACCATATTATATGGAGCCTATAGGTGTAACAATACACAACACTGCAAACGATGCACCGGCCATCAATGAGGCCAAATGTTTGCAAAACGACCCAAGTGAAGAACGAAGCTTTCACTTTGCGGTTGACGATTGTGAAGTTGTTCAAATATTACCATTAAACAGAACCGCATGGCACGCGGGGGACGGCCAAGGCGATGGTAATATACGGACAATAGCAATAGAAATTTGTTATTCTAAGTCTGGAGGTGAAAGGTTTGAAAAGGCTGAACAGAACGCCGCCCGTTTATTAGCGTTGTTGTCTTATTTCATATTTAGAAAGGAGGTTAAGGAAGTCGCATACACACACCAACACTGGTCAGGCAAATATTGCCCACACAGGACATTAGATTTAGGTTTAGAAAGGTTTTTAAACATGGCAGAAGATTTATACAAGGAAATTGAAGAAAGGCAAAACGACACCATATCAAAGTTAACAAGCTTAGATGAGACATTATCCTATGTGTTAAGTGGAATGCTTGCACTGAATAACAATTTAGACAGAGTGATGTTTTGGCTAAAGCGACATGTAATACCCAAGGATGTCACACCCGAAAATTACGGGGAATTGGCCGAAGTTATAAACACATTGTATAAACAGGGTGTTATAGTCGGAGAGGGTGACGAAGTTTTGTCTATGAATTATGACACCGTAAGAGCAATTGTAATCTGCAAACGAATGATTGATAATTTAAAGAATGAGGTATTAGAGTAATGAACGTATGTTTTTTTGGTGGAAGATTGGTTAGAGATTTCGAAAAAAGAGAAAACCCAGACGGGCAATTGATGTTAACAAATTCATTAGCAATAAAAAAATCCCAAGATAAAACCGTATTTGTTGACATTGCGATATTCACAACAAAACTATGTGAAATAGCAGAAAAATACCTTAAAAAGGGTGACTACTGCGTGTATGAATGTGAATTGTCAATTAGTGAGAAAGATGGAAAGAAATATGTTAGTGCCGTGGTCAAAAACATCATATTCACACAAAACAATAAAAAGAAAGAGGGATAACCCTCTTTCTTTTATATTACAGTCTGTGCCACGAAATTTGGTGCGGTAGTAGAAGCCCCAGAGCCTTTAACATAGGTAAAAAAAGCAAGAACCCCGGACGAATTAAACCCAATTTCGAACCACCTTTCGCTGTCAAGTGTTGGCGAATCCAAAGAAGAAGGCTGTTTGAATATGGGAATACAAATACTTCTGCTTGCCAAAGCATCCCCAACCCAAGCCGATATCCCATTAGCCAAAGTATTCAGAGTACTTGAAGTAAACACTTCATATCCACCGGAGGGCAATTCGTCTTGTGAAATTGACCCATAAATAATCAACCCAGTTTTATCAAATCTAACAGTTATTTGAGTTAGAACAGCGGGGCCGCCATTTCCGGTTAACACAATCGGTGTGAATTCGCTTGATATCTTGCTATCCACATAGCCCTTTGTTGCCGCGCGGTCTGCTGGGCTTCCGGGCAGCAATTCTTGTGTTAATGTGACATATGGTGTCACAAACCCAGTATTAAAATCACTTTCAATATCATTCACCCGCCTTGAAAGTGAAGAAATTGACGAACTGAACGAGGACACCTCGCCGCCAAGGTCATCAACCTGTGTTGCCAGCTGTTGCATGGTTTGCAATAAACCGTTAATTTGTGTTGTGTGCTGTTGGATTTTTTCCGCGTCAGCTTCCAGCGAATTGTTAATAGAAGCAATTTGAGAGTTGATGGAAGTGATGGCTTCCGAATTTGCGGCGATTAACGCCTCATCTGAGTTAATCTTGTCAATTATTTCATTGACCTCATAACAGATTTTTGATAGTGCTTCGTAATAGCTTAGCGAATCGTCATACGTAGCCGGTAATGTCTGATTCATAATTAGATTTAGTTTTTGTAACATAATTTACCCCCATAAAGTTATAAAATATTCGTTGAATTCGTCTAACATGAGTGAATATATATTTTTTATTTCCTCTCTAAACAGTTTAATTGCCTTTAAATTGTCTTCACCTCTAACTGTTTCAATGTGTTCTAACTCATAATTTTTTGTCACAGTTTGGTTACCAGTGTTTGAAGTTGTAACAGTCCCAGTATTTGTGGTAGTTTGGCTGTTTGTCCTATCGTCCACGGTTGCCGTGCTTAAATAGTTCAAGTTTTTAACGTCTGTTAATGAGCCGTTAGGCGTGTCAGAATACGCACTTGTATAATCTTCTGAAGCTTCGGTTTCTGTGGATAGGTTGTTGGTTGTTGTACCCCCGGTTGTGGTTTCAGTGCCAGTCACATCATTTATTGTGTCGGTGTAGCCGGGCGAAGCCAAGAAAAAATCAAAATTTTTGAGCGTTGAAGACGACAAGTCATTATAATATGGTATAATTTCTCTTAAATGATTATTTATCTCATATTTCCACCGCGCAAATGTTTCAAAACCAATCTCATGAAATGCGAAGTGGTTTAAAAACAGTGTTTCAAAGGTGGTTATGGACAGAGGGCTGTCAAGAGACAAATCGCCGTCAAATATCAGTGGTAAAGCTTTTGGTATGTCTTTTTTAAGCTGTGTTAATGACGTGTCTGTCGACCCAGCAAGCGAGCCAATTATGAATCGTAGTTCTGTTGTGTATTTTGACAATCATCATCACCCCCATAATTATATTCAACGTCAACATTCAATCCAAACATTTTATTTATTTTTTCACATGCTTGTTTTCGCATTGATATAAACGACGTTCTGCTCGCCAGCACACCACCCATCTGGCGTTGAACCTCGTCGGTTATCATACGCTCCTTTTTCGTTTCACTAATGTTTGGAACGCCTAAAAATGTGAGAGCCTCATTCCATATTTTCGTTTTCAGTTCATACAATTCGGGAGAAACAAACGGCGCACCCAAAGACATTGAAGATATAGAATCGTCTTTAAATTCATCTTCTTTGAATATGACAGGGACGTTTCCGTCATAATTTTTATAAGCGTTTAAAACACTCAATTGCTGTTTTTTATTCGCTTTAAGTGCTATTGGGGTCTTTTGAGTGTTGATATTTATTTGAATTGTAACGTCTATATTGGCCAATTTTTTTGAAAAATTTAAAATGTGCTGTACAGACGGCGTTCTAATATAGTTATTAAACACTATTACACTGTTTTCAATTGTCAGGTTTTTATTATATCCGTTAGTGGCATATGCTCTACGCTTAATTGGCACATTATACACATTCCATGACCCAGAAATAGCGGTATTCAGGGAAAGAAGACCCATGACATCATCTTCAAAGACAACAGCTTGCCCCTTTTCAAACAAAGTCAATTCTAAAAATCGTGTGTCAATTGAATCCGGAAATCCAGTCCATTTGAAACGCGAAACTGCTATATCAGTCAATCGTTCTACATAGTAATTATATGTGGTGGTGTTGTCCACTATGGAATCATAGAATCGTTTTCGCTCACTTCTTGGTAGTGATATGTTTTTCATGATTACACCCCGTTATTTTGTGAATAATCGCCGAATTTTGCCGTAGACTTCCAAAACGTCATACCCCGGTCAAGAGCTTCTTCAAACACGCGCCTTGTGTCGGCAGGGGCCGAACCAGACACATGAATGTTTGAGGTTTTAACATAGTTAAACGCCGGGCGACTTGATATGTTTGGTTGTTTAATAGTGTTAGTCGCATAGCCAAAACGGGTAAAATAATCGTCAACCGCTTTAGCCGCGTCATAACGCAGGGTACATTGGTATATGTTGAATACTGGGTCCAGATATTTAGTGACAAATGACAACCCAGCCCCGGATGAAGCAACATTCGGCGGCGCGTTCATTAAATCGCCTATATTAGCAGCCTTTTCGGCCAATGAGAGAGCCCCCGACGATAAATAATCCATCCCGGTTGGATCCCCCGCAGCAATCGCTGTCACCCCCGTGCCAATAGTGATAGAATCTTTCAACAAAGAAAACCCCCATGAAAATTTGTTGGTCGCCCAGAAATTAAGGTACGCGGGGGTGTTGATGGCGGGCACAGGAAACGCAGTATAAATTATTTGGTTGTTTACACCATCCAAGCCGTTGTATTTTTTGCACACAAGTCTCATTGCAACATCCGGGAATGACACTGTTTGTAAAGTAAATATCAACTGATTTTCCTCGTCGCTTTCCTCAAATTTAAAATCACGACTATTTCCATCAAGTGAAATTACACGGCCAAAAGAATAAGGATAAGTTTTTAATTTGTTGTTTTTTGGGACATAGCCATCTAACGATAAATTATTAAGTGTGTACGATGATATACTTGGTGAATAATATGGGTATATGGAAACAATGGATTCAACCCCGTTCGTCGCAACATACGCATTTATTGCTTCCGCGATTCCACTATAGGATAGTTGTGAGGTGAGCCAATGCCCAGAATAGCAATTTGTAAACACACCATCAATAGTCGTGCCAACGGGTTGCGCGCCGTCCCATGTTTTAGACCCAACCATCCCTATACCACTAATTAAAGAACTCACAGAAGTCTGTAACCGATATGTGTAGTCTGTGATATTAAACGGCTCGGGCATTAAATTGCCGAATAACACATCATCCGCGCTATGTTCTCTAAGCACCAACCCCGGTTGAATGGTCATATCAAAAAACCATGTCTGAATCTCGTCCAATTCTAACGACAATTCGGTTGTGGCGTTGCTCAACATGGTTCGATTAGTGATAAACGCATAAAACCATTTTGAAGTATACGATGAATTCTGAAACATTACATAATTACAGTCGTTTAACAAATCGACAGGGATGTTGACTTTAATTGAATTATTAAATGAACGAACATAGTTTTGGTCGTCAAGGGTGAATGAAAATGTTCCTAAACTACCGAGCGTTGTATTTGGTTTAACTTTCGCGCTGAAATAACTGGTCTGTGCAGACACACTCGAAAAATAGAGCGTGTCTGCATAACCAGTTGAAAGAGGAACATTCGTCAATATTTTTATAATTGAATTAGGTGCGATATACATTATTGTACGCTAATTGTTGCTGCTCCTTTTTTACTCGGGTTAAAGGTTGAAGTGGCGGTGATGACAACATTCGGCCCTGAAAAGTCAGACGCGATTGTTACAAAGCCACGTGAATCCACGGTAGCCTTCGCATCGGCAGACGACCACGTAACACGTTGCGGAGCAAAGTCAGTTGTTTGAACAACGGCGCTTAACTGCACGCTTCCGCCCTTAGCCACAGTCGCCGTTGACGGTGAAACGGCCACGGATGTGACAGCGGGGGCTCCGGTGGTAAATACGGCCGCGTTCGCAAAGGGCGACACGCTCATTACTTTCCACGTGTGCAGGAAATAATTCCAATACAGCCCCTTGCCGTTATAGTTTTCAGTAAATTGCATCATCTGGTCATATACCATAAACCAATTTTTATCTACAATAACAGCCGGTATTGAATTGAGGCTTTTCAAGTCACTTGACACTATTTCCTCATATGCCGGGTCATCACAAAACAATTCATTGAGACGTGCGGTGTCCAAGTTCCCAAAACCATCAACCAAAATAACATGGCCCATAAATTCGGCCTTATCCATATTGAAAGCCGTGGCCAGCACTTCAACGTTCATCTGGCTTTCAGTTGCTGTGTCAATAATAAGATATTGGTCATCTTTGAGAGTTGAAGTATAAACACCAGCAACATTGTGTTTGTTGGAATAAAAGGTCAAATCATTGCTAATTGACTTAAAAGCAACAACGTCTTCGCTAATCGTCCCACTAACACCGATAATTTCCATTTGACCGTTAATAATGGCTTTTGCAATTAGATATTTCATGGTCTGGTATTCATCATAATTCATTGATGTGTATAATGAATCGGTGATTTTTGCTATTAAGTCAGATATACCAGCCCATGACAAAAATGCAGCTCGCAACTGGTCATTTTGAATTGTTACAGGGTAAACCTTCTTATAGTTTACAACATGAAACGCGCTTTTTACGTCCGGAATGTTGCGCGAAAAAATTGTTGTTTCTGAATCTTCGGGGTTGTAATTCTGGACGTTGGCAATATTTACAAATAATTCCTCGACGGTCTCGCCAAAGTCCATAACGCCCTTTTTAAATACAGACCACGGATTTTGATATGATTTAGACGTGACAATAACAAGGCCAATTCTTCCAATGAGCGCGTTTAAAAACTCATTTTGAAGTGCGGGGTAATCCATAATAATGGCGCCAATACCACGAATTGAATCGCCGTCCTCTGTCGCGTATGGCACATAGTTTCTATAGTCTATGGTTGCCGAATTTCTAATCGCATTTAAAATATTCACACTGGAATTAGTGAGTGTTACAGGGTGCGGAACATTTGCCATTATTTGTCACCTCTTTCTTCAAATAAATCATCAATTTTAATTGTTTCAGTTTCCTCAATTTTTTCGCCCTCATCTTCAACCTTTGGGCTTCCAAATCTTTCAATATACCTTTTTCTCCACTTCTTTTCAACCTCTTCAACGTCACCGCTTGCACGTGACAATTCGTCAAATGTGTCTGCAATATCTTCTACAATTTTAACTTTTTCTTCGGTTAGCTCGCCCTCGTCGAAAATCGTGGAAAGCCTGGACAGAATGTCTTCTTTACTTGTTTTCATTGTTTATCCTTTCTAATAAAATATTTATAACATTTGTGTTATTATTGATTGCTTCTGTAAGCTCGTCAACCTCTTTTCGGTGACTATCTATCAGCTTATTCACATAATATAGCAACACACAGCACATAGCGACGGGAAAGCCTGCTGTGTTTATTAAATTGATAATGTTTTCCATCAATACTCTCCTTTCTTATATTATATCACAAACCTTTTTCTTGTCAACCCTTGACATATATTTATCTTGTGTTATAATAAAGTATGGAATTTTATAATGGAAATAAGTTATTAAATACAAAAGACCTCAATAAAAACACCCCGGAAATATTTATTGTCACATCAAACAGAAGTGCAGGAAAAACAACGTTTTTCAATAAGCATGTGATTAATAATTTTAAGCGTGACGGGTCTCAATTTGTTGTACTTTATAGAACAGGTTATGAATTGTCAGACGCGCATATTGCGTTTTGGAACGACATTCACGACTTATATTTTCCATATGATGAAATGACGTCAAAACCATACGCCAAGGGGTTGTATTATTCACTGCTGTTGAATGGTGAAACATGTGGCTTCGCCCTTTCAATCAATCAAGCAACAAAATTAAAAAATCGCTCGCATGTCTTTAAAAACGTGACAACGATATTATTCGATGAATTTCAAGAAGAATATGACAACTACATACCCGGCGAAGTGGAAAAAGTGAGAAGTATTCACACATCAATTGCAAGAAGGGCGGGTGAGCCCTCAAGATATGTAAAGCTTGTTCTAATTGGAAACACTTTGAATCTATTAAACCCTTATTATTCTGCCCTACACATCACAGAAAGAATACGACCAAACACAAAATTTCTGCGAGGGAATGGATGGGTGTGTGAATTTAATTTTAATAATTACGCTGCAAATTCTCTAAAAAATTCTACCTTTAACTCTGCCTTTGACGATGAATATAGTAAATATGAATCAGAGGGCGTATATCTCAACAATTCAGTGGCGCTGATTGATAAGCCGTCTGGAAAAAATTCTTACTTGCTAACAATAACTTATAAGGGTGAAACGTTCGGGGTTTTCTTTTATTATGACATCAATGTCATTTATATATCACAAAAATATGACAAAAATTGTAATGACGTGTTAGATTATACAAATTCATATCTAAATTGTTCTACCAAACATAAGATGATGAGGGATTTTTTTCATCGTGGTTTAATAAGGTTTTCAAACATTAGCGTGAAAGAAAAAATTTTGAGTGCTTTATCAATTCGTTAATATCGCCGCGTATTTTATTGGGTGCTAAGCCTTAAATGGTTCCAATAAATTTTTCGTTTAGCAAACGTGCGCGGCGCTATTATAAAGGGCGGTTATACCGCCCTTATTTTATAGGTTGTGTCTGATAATATCACACCACCCCTTATTCGTTTGGGTACTAATTTTCCCGGTATTTCCAATCCAACCTTAAAATCTGTTAACTCTCGTTTAACATTTACAAAGTCTCGCTCTTCATCGCTTAATGGTTCTTCTATCTCACCGGTTAAAGACATCATCATCAATTCTTTACCCCTTTCATTTAGACCGGCACATTTTATTTCCATCTTGTCCCCAACCTCAATATAACATTTGGGTCGCACAAAAATTGCCTTGTCCCAATCCGCTTCAATTTTCCAGTGTAAAAGTTTTTTATCATCAACTTTTATGTTTTTGTATTCCCCCTCTAACAAATGGCACGAATCTGTGTCGCTATAACAGAACAAATCATAATTGTCCTGTGCGTGGGTGATTGTGAAATTACGTGCGTATGCGGTTATTGCGGAGCCTATCGCTATGTATTCGGGTTCCTTGTCTTCCCCTTTAACAACATCATATTTTACTACACCGTCGTCAAGGTGTGGTATTTTGTGGTCGCGCCGTCCATTTGCGGCAGTCTTACCATACAACGAATTTAAAAATAGCTTTGCAATTGTTCTACGCCCACCATTATATTTAATTTTTTCGCTAAACCATTTATCAACATACTCATCAAATATGCCGTCCTTCGCGTAAAAATAACAGCCGTATAACACTTCCTCATATATAACATTATAATGCTTGTGAAATAATTCATAATCTGTCATTGTCATAACACACTCAAAATAGACTGGGACCTCTTCACCATCAACTTCCACAGTATCAATCTCACCCCCTTTATAGCGATAGTCGCTTGATGTTAACCATTTAACACCGCCGTACCTCATACTCCCACCGCTCGCCACTGTGGGTAAATAACCTTCTTTAAGTTTAAATTTGGCCTTTATTTTTACAAAATAATACATCAACGAATTTTTTACTCTGGCAGGAATACCTCCCTTGAAAAAAAAGGGCTTGCCGATAGGATAAACACACCCCGAAGAACTGTGCATAACGCTCGAATATAACCCATTAACATCAAATGTTTTTCCTTTTCCAACCTCTCGCCCTTGTATTTTGGGGTTGACATAGCACCACCCGCCTTTGTAGCTTTTTCGTATAAATTCATCGGTGTTTTTTTCATCAAAGTATTCTGGTGTTTCAATGGCTTCTAAGTTAGGGAACCACTCGCGGTAATCTCTACCATAAAATGTCTTTTTAAATTCACTTAGCGCCGCCGATGATATTGTTGTCTTTGTTGTCACATCAAACATATGTCTAAGACTTTCAGCCAACACTAACAAGTCATTTTTCAAATAGTGTTCCTCACGTTCTGTAATCACACCACCTGCCTTTCTAAATCCTTTATATTCAATCGTGCTTTTTCGGTGGTCTGTATTAAAGGCCGCGCCCATAGTCTCAATTGATAACGGTATCAGCTTGAGTGAATCTCGAATTGATATTATATTTTTGGGTGTGGTTATTGTGATATTAAACCACAATCCCGCGTCCGATATCACACATTCAAAGGTCTTTTTCTTTTTTCGGGGACCCTCGTAATATTTATATTTCAATTTATTCAATAAATATGAGACATAAAATTCACCGTCAAATCTTAAGTTGTGATAATATATTACAACATCCTCACCGACGTTTTCAAGATATGAAAATGTTTTACCGATACTGTTATGAATAACACAACTTAAATCTGATATGTTGCAAACACCACTGGCCCACACCTCTGTGTATTCCTGTCCGTCATACACAGTGGTTTCAAAATCTCCAACAAATGTCATAGTATCGCCCCTATCAATCGCTTTGTGGTAATAACTCTAAAACCTTTCTTACAAACCTTTCTACACTCCTCGTGTATGATTGCGCGTCTGTTTCGTTGTATAATTCATCTGCTGTTATTGTCTCGCCCGCTTTTTCTGCCTCATCTATCAACCTCCCCGCAATTTCAGCACCATATACCTCTGCAATGCCCTCAAAAAAGTCAATCAAAGTCGGGGCGCCTTCCGCCTTGCGATTGGATGTTGACTCAAAATCTCTTATATATGAAATTGTGTTAAAATAAATCAACTCATAAATGTTGGGGGGTGTCGGTGGTGTCGGCTTTGTTTTAACCCCGAACGACTTACCACGTGCATATAAACCCGGATAAACTTTGCCTGTTTGTGGGTTGGGTTTAAAGGATTGCGCGTATATGTATGATGTGTCGTATTTTGCAGGTAACTTGATGTTTTCGGGGACGACATAACCAGACTTTCTAAGTCTTGATATGGTCTTTCTATATTTTTTTAATACTTCACCTTTGGCATGCCCTCGTGAACGTCCCAACTTAACATATGTTTCAACATACTTTTTCGCCTGTTTCTCACTTATGTTTTCCGGATATGGTATGTCACCATATCTCTTTGCGTATTTCTCTAACCTTGTCATAATATACCCAACCCCACACTATATCCAATCAAATAACATATAGTTGACAACGCCAACATTATTAGTATCATTGCGTATAATGTTCTATCCATTATGCTTCCTCCCTTTCCTTTACTGTGATTATATTATACCCGGTTGATGTGTCGTCGGTGTGTTGTCTGTGTAAATCGTTTGTAAACTGATTTCGTTAATTATTATGTCATATTTGATTTTGTCAAGTGTTTGTCGAACGAATTTAAAAAGTGTTCATTATTTGTCGGTAATGGTTTAGTGTGGTTGGCGTTAATTACTCGTTCATAATTTGTGCAGGTTGTGTGTGTTTTTACCCCTTGTATCATATAATATTTGTGCATGTTGCATAAATTCACGTTTTGAATTTGGGGAAATGTAAACTTTTTATGAAAAATGTGTTTCTTAACTACCAGAT